CATGACCAACCCTGTTGGTGTCTGGGATTTCACCCTGCCAGACCAGGCCAATCTGATGACCTCTGATCAGGTCGTGGAGACACTTAAACCTGTGTTTAAGAAGTGGTCCTTTCAGAAGGAGCAAGGCGACGGTGGACTCATACACTATCAGGGTAGAGGCTCCTTGTTCAAGAAGCGACGGTTCAATGAGATCAAAAAGCTTTTCATCGAAATTGGCTGGGGTACAGCACATTTGACTCCATCTTCCAATAATAGCCAGAAGGGCGATTGCTTTTACACCATGAAGATGGACACACGAATTGAAGGACCGTGGACTGACAAGGATGTTCAGGAGAAGATATACATTCCTCGACAATATCGTGGAATAGTTGACAACTTACGCCCATGGCAACAGAAAGTATGGGATTCTGCGGATGTATTTGATCCACGCAGTATCAATATTATATATGACCCTGTTGGCAATAATGGCAAGAGCACAATTGCATCCGTGATGGATTTACATCGACGAGGTATAGACGTGCCACCCATGAATGATGCTGAGAAGCTCATCCAAAGTGTTTGCGACATTTTGATGGCAAGGGAGTTGAGAGATCCAAAGGTTTTCTTTGTTGACTTGCCAAGGGCCTTGGACAAGCGGAAGCTTGGAGGCCTATATACTGCTATAGAGCAGATCAAGAAGGGCAAGGTTTATGAAATGCGATACAAGTACCGAGAATGGTGGTTTGATAGCCCACAGGTGTGGGTGTTTACAAATATAGAGCCTGATCTGGATTTACTTTCAAGGGATCGATGGAAGTTTTGGTCCATCGATGGAGATGATCTGGTTCCATTTTCACATTTTTGTTCCAATTGTTCCAATGTTCCAATGACTTAAGATAAATATATATATATAATTTTTTGAGAGATTTTTAGGTAGACTTGACAGCGACGTAGGAGCGCCTAAAAATCTCGGAATACTCGTATACCCGAATTTTTTTTGTTCGGCTATTAGAAACATCCCGATCATGCCATATGGTCGAAACACCAAAGTGCGAACTGGTATGTCCAGTAATCCTGTTACTACTACGGGTGGTAAGCGCTATTATAGAAAGAAGCCTTACAAACGGAAGGCAAATGTCAAGACGAATGCGTACAAAGTGGCGCGACTCCAGCACCAGGTCAACCGGATCCGGTTGAACGCTTATGGCAAACCCCAGAAGTCTCTTCAGTTTGCAGACAGGCTGGATCCTGCTACAACATTCAGCCCTTGGCGACAGTATCCATTGTTGATAAATTTGAGCGATCTTAGACCTCAGACTACGGCAACCAATATTGGTTGTCCGATTTATCAGCAGACTCCTGGAGGGACTGCTGTTTTGCAGATTGGGACTTTTCGTCCATACAGTAATGGTTTTTGGAATGCTTGCAACCAAGATCTTCCGGATACCGGTCAGATTTGGTTCAATGGTTTTAATTTCAAAACCGAGGTAAAGGGCACCAAGTCCCTTGTGGACGATGTGTATGTTAATTTTACTGTGTTTAAGTATAAACCTGGTAAGGTGCAAATGATTGATCCTGTATCGGGTCAAGGACTTATTATGCCTACTGCTTTGGGTCAGTTGGCAGATATGACAGGCAGTAATAAATTTAACAAAACCTATTTTAAAACCTTTAGGAACAAGACCATGTATCTTAATTCCAGAACCTCCACAGCTACACCTCCTGCTCAAGTGCAGAGGGGCACTACTGGTAATATCTTGTACGATGTGTTTTCTATGAAACCAAGACGGCTCGTGAATCAGGCTCGTACATCTACCGTTGCAGGTGACGAGGACAATATGTCTCTCCTTCAAGGTTGGCGTGCCGTCAATACTACTGTTTCAACAGATTTGTGGCTGTTGATCTCTTGTAATCTTGAGTACCCAGCCAGTGGTACAATTGACGAACAAGTACTGTGTGATTTCACTCGTAGCGTCTATTGGCGTGATGCCATTGGCTCTGGCGCGTAAATCCGCGAGGTTGACCCGTAGGGTCACCGACGAAGTCGGGCGAGCAACCTTAGTTTAAAAAAAAAAGAGACACTTGTTTGCGC